TGTCCCATACCTTGAACCAATTAATATAGACGGTATCACATTCTGTCACTGTATGCCTAGAAGAAACTCTGACCAGATGTGTACAACTGCAGAAGAATTATTACAGACATGGCATACAAATATTGTAGTAGGTCACAGTCATGTTCAGGATTACGCAGAGTCTTATAACGTTGGTACAGGAAAGACAATAAGAGCTATCAAATGCCCTTGTTTCACTTGCTTTCCACCGCAGTACACAGGCTTTGGATATTTAACATGGCCTTTGGGGTGGTTAGAAATCACATCACAACCTTTTGAATTTACTTGGAGGAATGTAGAATGCCTTTGGAAGTAGTAGATTTATTAGACAGGATTGAAGATGTGTTCGAGATTGAGGATGTTCTTTACATCATTGGTAAGGATAAGCGGTGGCTTTTAAAGAAGCTGTTGCCATATATTTTAAAGCATCAGGAGGACTTCGAGTAATGGAACCACCGCATCTTTACATTGGTATAGACCCTGGTAAGAAAGGAGCAATAGCCTGCATAGATGATTATAATGCTGTTCATTGGTTACGAGATATTGATGGACTGTATGAATGGCTGATACGTAGTCTTTGCTTCGATGAATACTATTGGTATACAGGATGTGTTGAAGATGTTTGTGGTAGGCCGGGACAGTCGTGTCAAGCTAATACAACGTTTATGAAACTGGCAGGTAAAGCTGAATTAGTTTCTAGTTGTATCTGTGAAGAGACTGTCCTAGTCAAGCCACAGATATGGAAAAAACACTTCAATCTTATCACGTCGAAAGACCTAACTAAAACTGAAAAGAAACATTTATCAATAGAAAAAGCTAAGGAACTGTTTCCAGACGTAGCAGAGGAATTAACTGCTAGTAAGGATGGCAGAGCTGAAGCACTATTGATAGCATTATATGGGAAAGACTTATGGCAAACGAAACAATCAACGTTAAAGACTCGATAGAGGAATATATTTATCAGACTGATTGGAGAGTGAAAGCAAATGCTAACCAATCCTATTCAGTTGGTGGTATGATTCTCAATGTAGTTGGTAAAGTTGTAGCAAACTATTGGTTGAATGAAGTTTATCCAGAAGCTGCAGCAAGATGTCACAGGAATGGTGACATTCATATACACGACCTTGACTTTCTTGGTGGGTATTGCTGTGGACATAGTTTGAGAGCACTGTTACAGGAAGGTTTTGCAGGTGTTGCAGGTAAGACATCAGCCACACCACCTAAACATTTCTCAGCAGCTCTTGGACAGATGGCAAACTTCTTAGGAACTATGCAAAATGAATGGGCAGGTGCACAAGCCTTCTCTAGTTTTGATACACTCCTTGCACCATTTGTTGCAGCTGACCAATTAGACTACAAACAAGTGAAACAAGAATTGCAAGAGTTCATTTACTGCTGTGGTACATCATCACGGTGGGGTGGACAGACTGTATTCAGTAACATCACGCTTGATTTAAAATGTCCAGAAGACTTGAAAGATAAACCAGTCCTTATAGGTGGTGTTGATACTGGCACAACTTATAAAGATTATCAAGAACAGATGGATATTATTAACATGGCTTTCTTAGATGTCATGTCAAAGGGTGACAAAGATGGAAGACCATTTACATTTCCTATACCTACATACAATGTCACCAATGATTGGGAATGGGATACTCCAGTTGCTAACAAACTGTTTGAAGTTACTGCCAAGTACGGTTATCCTTACTTCAGCAACTACATCAGCTCTGATATGCAACCATCAGATGTGAGAAGTATGTGTTGTAGGTTGAGACTGGATCTTAGAGAACTGTTAAAGAAGGGTAATGGATTGTTTGGTTCTGCTGAGCAGACTGGATCAATAGGTGTTATCACTCTTAACATGGCCCGTATAGGTTACTTGTTTAAAGACGGTTATCCTACCAACTATAATGAGATGAAGAGTCATATCAGAGACCTCTGCGTCATTGCAAAAGATGCGTTAGAAGTTAAGAGACAGTTCTTAACAGACCGTTTAGAGGCTGGGTTCTATCCTTTCACCAAGCGTTGGTTAGGAACCTATAGAAACTTCTTCAGTACTATCGGTGTTAACGGTATGAATGAAATGATTAGGAATTACACCAGAGATATTGATGACATAACTACAGAGAATGGTAGAGATATGGCAGACGACATCTTAGACTTCATCAGAGGTTTAATGGTAGAGTTCCAGAAAGAGACAGGTCACTTGTACAACCTTGAAGCAACACCTGCTGAAGGTGCTACCACACGTTTTGCAAGGGAAGACAAGAAGAAGTTTAAAGACATCATTCAAGCTGGTACAGATGAAGCACCGTACTATACAAACTCTTCACAATTGCCAGTAGGTTACACAGATGATCCGTTCACTGCTTTAGATTTACAAGACAAGCTACAATGTAAGTACACAGGTGGTACAGTCTTGCATCTATACATGAATCAGAAGATTGCATCTGGTGAAATCTGTAAACAATTTGTGAAAAAGGTATTGACAAATTATAACCTGCCGTATATAAGTATTACACCAGTGTTCAGTATTTGTCCTAAGCATGGTTACATTGCTGGGGAACATAAGTACTGTCCAATATGTGAACACGAGTATGCAGCTAAGAAACTTATTAAGGAGAACAGTGAATGTTAAATGAATTTGAGAAAGCCGTATTAAAGAACAACGGTATTAATGAAGACGATGTAGAAGGTGTCACCACTGCCTACGTTGTCAAGATGAAAGACGGATCTGAACATCAATTGTGTGAGGTGTACAGTCGTGTTATGGGTTATCTCAGACCTATGTCAGAATACAATGTAGGTAAGAGACAAGAACATGCAGACAGACAACTGTTTAGTAATGATAAGGTAGGTGCCTAATGCCTATTGAAGCTTGTGTAGTACATGTTGAGTATCTTGACAACTATGACAAAGCTTGGGGACATCTTACAACCAACACAATTCATGATGCTGGTTACGATTTGAGAGCATGCTGTGACGTTCTGTTAGAACCTGGAGAGTATGCTCTCATCCCTTTAGGGATTAAGACAAGCTTTTCAACAGGATATGAAGCACAGTTAAGGGCCAGGTCAGGGCTTGCTCTCAAGCATGGCATAGGTCTTGTCAATGGTGTTGGCACAATTGATTCAGGTTATAGAGGAGAATGGGGAGCACTTGTTATCAACAATGGCAAAGAACCTTTCTACATTAATAGAGGTGATAGAGTGTGTCAAGTAGTGTTTAACAAACTGCCAGATACTGTCATAGTCACAGCAGAACATGTTGAAGCTGATGCAGATCGTGGTGGTGGTTTTGGATCAAGTGGAGTGAAGTAATAGATTTGCACCAGTTGGTCTTGTTTTATAAGACTTTTTGGAGAGAATAAATGAATAGAAGTGAATGTTTAGATAAAGCTAAAGAAATTGTTAATGGTGCTCGTCAAGAGAACTATGGCAAACCTGAGAGAAACTTTAATCAGATTGCACTATACTGGTCAATATATCTAGACCACGATGTATCAGCAACTGATGTAGCATTGATGATGGTGTTGATGAAGCTTGCACGATTACAAAACAAACCTGACCACGATGATTCATGGGTTGATATAGCTGGTTACGCTGCTAATGGTGCAGAGATTGCTACATATCGTAATGAAGTTAATGATGCATTTGATAAAGCTTTCTTTGACAAAGATGTATTAAGTGTTGTACCAGATTGGGCAAAGGATGAGAAAAATGGTTGATGTCTGTATGTGTAACAATGAAGAATGTCCTTTGAAAAAGCATTGCTATCGTTATATGGCTCAAGCAAGTCAGTATCAGACATACTTCATAGTTGATGAGAAGCTAAAAAAAGATGCACAAGAACACAAGTGCACCGGTTACTGGGATGTAAAATCTAAAGCAGATATTGAAAGACTTAATCGCTATTGGTATGAACCTTAGACAAGATTGTGTCTAATTGAATCATACATTCAACAGCGTCACCATAGGTCTTTACATATTCTCTGCAATTGTTATAGGGTGTGCTACTTGTTGTGGTGCACCCTATCAATAATAGCATCAGGAATGTTAACATTGTAACAGTTGCAAGGGTCTTTAACATATTTAATCTTCTCTCTTATTTCTGTTATGACCTTAACTGACTCTTG